AGCTCCTTTACCGGCAGCGTGTCCACGATGGCGTGGAAACCGTTGACGTTGTTGACCAGCGCCTGGATCTTGGTCGAGAGCGCCGCCGTCGCTTCGGCGGACAGCGCCTCGGGGTCGACGTCGATCACCAGGTCCAGGATCCGCTTTGGCAGCAGGCCGAGCTCGCGCGCAGACGCCTTCATGGCGTCGTCGTACACGCGCCTGAAGGTGGTGACGGTCGGGTCGGTGACGCTCTCCGCGCCATCGCCGCCGCCCATCGTCGCCCCAAACGTGTAGCCGCTGGTGCTGCCGCTCAAGTCACGCTGGTACTGCTCCCGCACGATGCGCGGGATCAGGCCGGCAGACGCCTGGATGGCCTCGATGTAGGACTGCGCGGCATCGGTAGCCAGCTTCTCAGGCGAACCGTTGGTGTCTAAGCCCGTAGTTCCGAACGCGCCGATCTGCGCGCCCCACATCTCGTACAGCGATCGGCTGGGGTCGGCGCCATTGCTCCCGGGCTCGTTGCTGCCCGCGCCGGACTCGCCGAACGCCGCACCCGTGCTGAGCCTGCCGCCGGCAAACACGCCGCCCTTGCCTTGCTGCGAGGTTTCGTAGGCGGCCTGGTAACCGGTGAGCGTGGCCTGGCTGCCGAAGGACCGCAGTGCATCGTTGATGCCGGCCACCGTGCTGTTGATCACCAATTTGGTGGCTTCTGCGGCCGGGTCTCCACCGTCCGGCCCCTCGAGGTACGTCGCGCCTACGCCATTGGCCGCCTGCTGCGTGCCGCGCCTGGCGTTGGCCACGGTTGTTCCGTCGAGGCTGTAGCCGTACTGGCCGCCACCGCGTTTTTCGCCGGAGAAAAAGCCATCGGCGTAGGCGGCGAAGAGCGGCAACAAGATGGCTGCGAAGGGCGCAGCCGCCGCACCCGCACCGCCTGCCCCGGCGCCCGCGCCGCTGCCTGCAGCGGTGCCATACGCGCCATTGGTGGCCAGCAGGCCGTCGATGCCGGTGCCCGCGGCGTTGGCGAACATGGTGCCGGCGCCGTTGGCCACCGACATGGAGCCGCCGAAGACCTGCGAGCCGATGGTGCCGGCGCTTGACATCCCGTTGTAAAGGGAAAAGCCGTTGCTGGCCATTCCGAACATGCCGCCCTGGCCCGCCATGGCGCCGGTGGCGCCCCCGCTGACGTTGGCGTAGATCTGGAAGATCCACTTCTTGACCGTCATCTGGTAAAGCAGATCGAGCAGCGAGGCCTTCAGCGTCTGGCCCAGCTTCTTGAAAACGTTGGTGCCGCCCTCGAAGATGTTCACGAACGTGTCGTGCGCGGTCTGGTCGATGGAGCCCCACACGCGCTGAAACTCGTCGATGCTGGCGCGCTCGGCCACCATGGCCCTTTGCGTCTCGGCGTTGCCGTACAGCCGCGCGCGCGCAATGCCGCGCTGCTCTTCGTTCAGCAGCAGGTTTTTCCCAAGCTCTTCCTCTTGGCGCCTGAGCTCCAAATCTATTCTCAAATTGCCCAGCGCGATCTCGCGCTCGCGGTCGGTGACCCCGAGCAGCGAGCCTTCCATCTTGAGCATCGCATTGCTGTCGGCGAGCGCCTGGGTCTGGTCGTAGATCGCCTTGTTGACCTGGTCGCGCGCGTCGGTGCGGGCTTTGTCGTCGGCCGCCAGTTCGGCGTTTTGATCGAGGAAGAACTTGTTCAGGGCGATGTTCTGCTTCGCATCTTCCTTGCGGGCCAGCGTCAGCAGGTCCAAGGCCTTGGCTTCTGCCAGGTGGCCGAGGATCGCCGCCTTCTGCGTGGCCGTCAGCGTCTTCTTGGTCGCGTCCATCTCCGCCAGCGTCTTGACCTCGAACTTCTCGAACTCGGTCAGTTCGCGATTGGTCGCCAGCTCTTGCTTTTCGGCCGCGATTTTTTCGTTGATGCGCTTGATGAGGGCGTCGTAGCCGCTCTGCGCGTCCTTGGTGGCCTGCTGGTCTGCCAGGAACGCTGCTGCTTTGGCAGCCGCTGCTGCCTGTTGGCGTGCGTGTTCGTTCGCGGCGTCGCGGTTGAGCTTGCGGGACAGCGCGTCCGAGGTGTCGCCGACCGCCGTCAACGCGGTCGACACACTCATCATCTTGCGCTCCCACTTGTCGAACTCTTCGCGGTCCTTGCGCGCGTCTTCCCGCATCTGCTCGCCGATCGCGGCGAAGCGCTTGGCGCTGCCCTCGCCCGAGACTGTCGCCTTGATCATTGCTGCAGCCATCGCTGCGGGGCCCTGCATCATGGTCGGCAGACTGACGCCCAGCGTGTCGGCCTGCGCCATGAGCCCGCCCAGCTCCCGACCAATACCGCGGAAAGCGAATGCCACGTTTCCGCCGAAAACAACCATGGCGCGGAACGTCTCGGCGAGCACATGGAATTGGCCGTCGGCATCTGCCGAGTTATCGCGCAGGTCGATCAGGTCATCAGCCATTGCATTGAGCAGCGGCAGCAGCGGCGCGATCTGGCGATTCAACAGGCCGCCGGTTCCAGTGAGCTCGGCCAGTTTGTCGTTGAAGGCGTCGGACGAAGCGGTCAGCTCCTTGGTGCTGGCCGACAGCCGAGCGCCCTTCTCCATGACCTCGCCGATTTTCTTGCTGCCCTCGGAAAGCGCTGGCGCCAATTCGTGCCAGGACCTGTTGAACACGGCCTGCGCCAGCGCGTTGCGCTGATTGACGTCCGGCAGCAACTTGAAGACGTCGGCAAACTGCCTGAACGCGCCAGCGTTGTCCTTTGCGGTGACGCCCAGCGCGCGGAACTTCTCGGGGTTTTTGCCAATTTCAACCGACATCCGATTGATGCCCTTGGCCAGGCCTTCCAGGTCGGTACCCGACTGCTTTGCCAGCAGCTTCAGCCCGGCCAGGTCTTCCACCGCAATGTCGGTGGATTTGCTCAGGTCGCCAAGGCGGTCCGCCGCATCGATCGATCCTCTGATGAGGTCCACGAAGTAGCCGACGGACAACGTGACTCCCAGCGCCTCCACCAGGCCGGCCACTCGCGAGACTCCGGCGGCTACCGAATTCAGCGCGGCGCCGGTCCTGTCTTCGGCGCTGATGATGATCTTGGCTTCACTCACGACCGTCTCCCCGCTTTGTCATCTGCAGCCTGTTCGGCCCATGCATCCAGGCTGGCGCGTTCCATGACCTGGATCTCGGCGAATCGCTGGCGCCGGCGCAGCCGCCAGGAGCGGCGCTGGTCGATGACGGCGTGCACGCCCGGGTAATCAAGGCCCTCGCGCGCCATGCCACCGCGCCACTGCGTTTGCACGGCCATGAAAAGTTGCCAGGCCGGCAGGTTCTCTGGGAAGAGGTAGAACGGCAGCAAACGCTCGGGGGCGTCCACCGGACCCTCGGTCCGGATGCCGAAGAAGGCGAACTGCTCATCGAGTTTGTCTGTCGCTTCGGCATCGTGATTGACATGCTCCGCTTCGTTCTTGAACTCGCGGCGCGCCCAGAGACGCGCCGCCTCCTCTAGTTTTTTGCGGTGGCCGCGACCTGCTGCACGTAGGAATGCCAGCACAAGCTGGCCATCCCACTAATGCTCAAGAGCAAGCGCAGCGCATCGACGTTGAAGGGGGCCGGATTGCCCTCTTCGTCGACCACCAGCTTTTGCCCCTGCCAGTCGCGCGCGACCTTTTCGAAGAAGGCAAAGGCGGTTTCGTCCTTGTCCGCCATCAAGCCCTTCATCTGCTCGTTGCTATACCGTTCGCAAACGAGCACGAACTTGAACGGTTTGTCACTGCCGTCCTTCGCCTTGGTCTTACCTTCGATCTTTACGCCGACAAGATCCTCGATCGCCAGTTTGTATGCCATGTTCTTGATCTCCTGTATGGGGGTTATTGAGCTGTGGGTTGACTGCGCTGGGAGCGCCGGGCATTGTGGCGAGCCGCTTGGCGCGGGTCTTGCCAGTTGCAGCCCACCGCCTCGGCCGAGGCGGTGATGCAGTTCATCATGTCGTCAGCAATGCTGGCGATGTTGGCCAGCGCGTGCGCGACGCGGTCGGGGTGTTCCAGCGTTTCCGGCAGCTCGAAGGCCGCATAGGTCAGCCGGGCGATCGCCGCGATCTGCGCGAAGCCGCCCTGTGACCAGGCGTCCAGGTCAGTGATGGTGCTGCGCAGCTGCTCGGCATCATGATCCGGGCGGATGGCAATGGGTGAATGCGGGAAATTGACGACCATGGTTGGCCTCCAAGCGGTGCGGTTTTGGAAAACCGCCGCCCAAGACGCCAATCGAGGGCGGCAGCCCGAACGGGTTGGCGTACCGGGCACCGCTTGCGCGAACCGGCAGGCCCTTGCGGGCCTCCCATCCGGGCCGCCAAAAACTGGAGGCTCAGATCCGAAAGCCGCAGACCCTGCGGAGAGGCTGCGGCTTTCGTCGCAGCGGTGCATCAGGACGCCAATCCCGATCACGCCTACGGGCGTGACAGGGGCAGTGTATCCGCCCGGCTGGGCCGAGTCAACGCGGCGCGACATACTGACCTTTCTCGTTGCGCGCCAGGTCCCGCCGGTTCCGGGCTGCGGCAGCCTTCCGCCGCCGCGTCTCTTCCGTGATGACGAGGTCCCGCTTCTGCCCGGGGCGGACCACGTGGGCCATGAATTCGGGCGAAAACTGCCGCTCGATGCCGGCTGCCTGCTCCCGCTCGCGACGCCGTTTGGCCGCATCGGACATGCGCTGGCGCGTTTCGTCGCTGACGGGCTTGCGGTTACTCTGCGCGGCCCGCATGTTCTCAATGGCGTCGGGCATGTGCCGGTAGCCGCGCCTGCCCTCGGACTGCTTCTTGCGCGTCTCGGCGCTGGCCTTGCGGCCCCGGCTGGCTGCGCCGATCTTGGTGCGCGTTTCCGGGCTAGGTGGCCCCCAAATACGCCCCGACTTGCGGAGCCCTTCGGCAATCTTTGCCCGATGCTCAGGGGAGGCCTTCATTCCGGCGCGGCTGCCAGCACGCGGCAGGCAGTTGTAGCCTTTCCGATAGGCGTCATGCCAATCGATGACGATCTGCTCGTACATCAACAGGTTTGCCTTGGAACAGACCAGCACCGGCCGAAACCGAAACACGCCGGGGCCATGCTTGTCCCACGAGCGCTGCAACTTTTTGGAGTGATGCCGACCTTCCGTCAATTGTTTGAAATGCCGCTGGCGGCGGTACTCCATGCGGTAGGCCGAACCAACGTACACCTTGCGGGTACACTGGTTTTCGATGACGTAGACGCCCGATTGCTGCATGTCTGTCAAGAAAAGCAAAGGCGCATTTCGTCATTTCCCGCTGAGGGGACGACCCGGCCGTCGAAGCCAATCATTCGCTTTCCCGCTTGCTCGTTTTTCTGCGGGTTCACGAGTTGGGTGAAAGGCAGGAACACCAGGCTTTTGTAGCCAGCCGTCACACCGTGCACGATGCCCACGCTGGTCAGGGTGGCGGCGGTCACTGAGGCCAGCATCGTGGCTTCCTGCGCAGCGGTGAGCTCGAGCTGGAAGCTGCACGAGGCGTCGCGGTCCCCGATCTCGATGCTCTCGCCGCCCAGCAGCGGCACGTATTCGACCTGGTTGTTCGGCGACCATTCCAGGCCGAGCGAGGGATACGGCGTGCCGCCCACCAGCGCCGGCGCGCCCGCGGCACTGTGCGTGCTGCCCAGCGTGAGGTCGCTGGTGTTGGCCTCGGCCACGACCAGCGGGGTCTTGAACGCGGTGAGCGTGGGCGTGGCATTGGCCGCGGCCGAAGGCGTGCTGTACAAGCCCTTCACGCTGAACGACATCACCGGAATGCCGCCGCTGGTGAACTTGAACTTGACGTCACCGCGCGCGCCGCTGATCTTGTGCAGGATGCCGTCGTCGTACCAGTAGAGCGTGAGACTGTTGAACGCACTGGAGACGGGCGTGTAGTCCACGCGGGTGGCAGCCGTGACCGTTTCGGCGAATCCGCAGGCCAGCAGCAGCGGGCCCCATGCGGGCGCCGTGCCCGCGGCACCGGAGCCAACCGCCTCCACGTCGAAGCTGCACTCGACGAAGCGGTTGCCCACCAGCTGCTCGCTGCCGCCCATGAAGCCGCGCATGATGTCGCGGTTGACGTTCTGAGCCGACAGCGGCGTGATCTGCGGCTTGCTGGCCAGGATGGCGTTGGCCGCACCGGTGGGCACGGGGTCGGTGCCATAGGTGACCTCGGTCTTGGCAAGCAGTACGTAATTGCGTGTGTAGCGCGGCATGTCTTACTCCTGATCGGTATTGAGGGAAGCGGCGGCGGGCTGCGCGCCTTCGCCCATGCGCTGAGCGAGCGCCTCGCGCGAGGCCTGGACGCGGCCGTGCACGGGCTCGGTCCGCTCCACGAGCGTGAGCGAGCCGTCGGCGTTGCGCAGGTAGCTGCCGCCGGCGGAGGGCTCGGCGAGGGCCTGGTCGGCCGGCGCCGCGGGTTTGTTCTTGAAGTTCATGGCATCGAGCCTTTCAGGAGATGACGTTGGAATCGGTGCGGTGCGTGACGGCAAACCGCCAGGTGATCGCGGCGACGTCGGTGTCGGCCTCGTCACGATCACGCGTGATGTCGCCCAGGGTCAGCAGCATCACCAGGCCGCCCAGCGCCTGGTCGGCCATGACGCGGGCGTAGGCGTCGACCCAGACCGCGTCGGCCACCACCTCGGCGGATTCGCTGGCGCTACGGCGGGCCTTGATCAGGACGGTGATCTGGGTGGTCCAGTCCACCGGCGCGCCGGTGATGATCTCGGCCTCGGGCGTCGAGTCTTCGATGAACACCTGGATCTGACTGGCGGAGCCGATCGGCAGCGCGTAGCTGCGGCCTTCGAAGACGCGGCCATTGGCCAGCGCCGGCGCCACGATGAACAGCGCGGCGATGGCGGTGACGATCGCCTGGTGCTTGCTTTTGCTCATACCGGTGCGAGCTCGAGTGCGACTTCGGTGAAGCCGGTTCCGTCCGGCAGGACATTGCGAATGGCGTAGACGGTGACCACGCCGTTGTAGGTGACGGTGACAACGTCGCCCTGCGTCTTGGCGCCCAGATCGCTATCGAGGATGCGGATGCCGGGCTGGGCAGCGTCGGCCATGCCCTGCATGACCGCCGCGGCGCCGTTGTCGAAAATGACCGGAAACTCTGCCGCGCCGAAACTGGCGGTCGCATTCGCCAGCCGTGCAAGCACGGAGGCGTTGGCGCGGGCCTCGGCGGCGGCAAAGCTCACGGCTGGCTCCTGGCGATCAGGTCGCGACCGGGAGGGCCGGCATCAGCAGCATCTTGACGGTGGGCGACGGGTTGGCCGCCGCCGCGACCGCAATGCCGACCTGCTGCTGCGCCACGCTGGTTTTGTTGACGACGCTGTTGGCCGCGTCCCAGAACAGCCGGTCGCCCACGGCGATGGCCAGGGCACTGGTCTTTGCGATCTCGACCACGCCCCGGACGCAGAAGGTACTGGGAGTTCCGGCGACAGCATTGACCGATGCCACGCCAAAGAGCGCCGCACCAAAGAGGCGGCCGGTGCCGGAGGCGACGGCCGCGCCCGGATCGAGATCCAGGCATTCGCCTTCCTGCACGAAGTTGGTGATGCCCGCGGCGCCCAGGCCGGCAAGGCCCAGCATCGTGTCGGGGTTGGCCGCCAGCGCATGCTGCAGCACGTCCACAGGATTGACGCCGGCCGCTTGCGCAACCGCGGCACCTGCCATGGCCGCGACGACCAGGGCGATGCAGATCAGAGACTTTTTCATTTCGAATGCCTTTCAGGTAATGGAGGGGGTCGGTCTGGGTGAGTGGCCCAGGCCACTCACCGCGTGAAGATCAGGCGCCGGGGTTCTTGTACATGCCGCGGAAGTCGATGGCCTTGGCCGCAAAGTCGAGCCGGCACTTGTAGGAGATGCCGTCGACCTCGAAGCCCATCTCGGACTCGATGACCGGGCCGGCAGCGCCCTGCAGGTAGCAGTACTCCACCGTGTCGACCTGGCCGGTGTTGGCCGCCAGGTACCAGGCGGTGGTGCTGCTGGCGTCCAGGATGGCCTCGACGATGGGCTCCACCGCGGTGCGGCCACCGGCGCGGAACTCGTTGACCTTGTCGGGCTGCAGCGGCACGTAGTTGGCGCTGGTGTACTGGTACGCCAGGTTCTCCTGCGTGGCGGGCACGATCAGGTACGAAGGCGCCAGGTTGAGCTCTTCGCCCTGCAGGCCCTTTTGCAGACGCATCGCAGCGCGGCCCGCGCCCAGCGTCGTAACGTCGATCTTGGCACCGACGCCCGCCAGGTTGGCGTGGGTGGCATGGAACAGAGCGACCGCGTCGCTGAGTGCCGCATTGGCCGTCAGGATGGAGTACACGGTGCGGTTTTCCAGGCGAGCCGCGCTGTTGCCGAAGGCGCCGACCAGGCGGTCGAAGCCGCGCAGATCGTCGTTGATCAGCGCCTGGCGCGTGAGACTGACGATGCGCCCGTAGGTCAGCATCGAATAGGTTTCCTTGCCGTCGGTCATGGCGCCGTACTTGAACTCGCCGTGCTCATTGACCTGCAGCAGGTCGGGCGCGCCGGCCAGGTTGACCACGCTCATGGACTTGAAGTCCGGCGCGTCGGGCGCGCGGCGGGCCCAGCGCTGGTAGCTGGGCTGGTTTTCCTCGTAGCCCTGGCGCAGACGCTTGTTGGCGACGTTGGCCAGCAGGCTGGAGAAATCGCTGGTGGACAGGGAGCCGCCCGAGCGGAAGGTGAGGATCCGCGTGGCCAGCGTCATGCGGTCCATGCCGCGCGTGTCGACGTTGCTGCGCTCCAGGTGCTCGCGGCCCATCTCCATCAGGCTCATGCCGCGGTACTGGCGCCCGTTGTCGGTGAGCTTGACGCTCGCGTCGACGCGATGCGTGAACGCCTCTTCCAGGCCGGCCATGCGGGTCTGGGTTTCGTCGCTGACGGTGTGCACGCGGGTGACGTTGCGCGCGCCGTTGCCGGCCGCGGCGTCGCGCGTGGCCAGATCGTCCAGGATGGCGGTGCGCACGGCATCGACGGACGTGCCGTCTGTGATGTACTTGGTGGCCTTGTCGGCGGGCACCTGGTGGCGGGTGCACAGCGCGGTGATGTCGGCGGCGCGCTGGCGCTCGGCTGCGGTGGCAGCGGCGCCAGTGGTAGCGGCGGCGGCGGGGGCCGTGGCGCCGGTGGCAGCGTTGCTGGTGGCGGCACGGGTCGCCGCTTCCTGGTCGCGCTGGGCTTGAAGTTCAGCTTCGGTCATGGTGGGTTCTTTCGAAGAATGGGCGGCGGCCCGGATGAATTCGCACGGCGCGCCGCGCGAGGGTTGGGAACGGGTGGATGCGTTGGCGTCAGCCGGCACCGGCACGAAGCTGATTTCTTGCGGCGTCCAGGCGACGGCGCGGTACAGCGGCATGTTCACGCCGTCGGTACGGTCGATGGCGCGGGTGATCTCGTATCGCTGAACCGAATAGCCGAAGCTGATGGCGCGGATGATCCCGTCCTTGATGTCACCGACGATGCCCGCGTTGGCGGGATTTCCCGAGAGGCGCAGCGTGGCTTTGCCTTCGCCGCCCTCGATGGATCCGCGCGTCGCGATGCCCAGGATGCCGGCGACGCCGCCGTACACGCGGTGCGCATCGAGCACCTGCACGGTGCCCGCCTCGAAGCGGCTCATGTCCACGGCATCCGTGGTGACGACAAGCTCCTCTTCGTAGGGTGTGTCGTTGTACCAGTCGTAGGCGCGGCGGCGCGAGCCGGTGGTCCACACCACGTCGACTGTGCGCTCGGCCTCGTTGAAGCTGGCCGGAACGATCTGCGCCTCGCGCAACTGGATCGGCATGTCCGCTACGGCGCGGGCGCTGGGCGTGGGGGTGTGCGGCTTGGTCATGAGCCTGCACTGTGCTGATGTGCTTGTCGCATTTCTAGGCAAACGCTGCGACAATTTTTCGAGCGGATCATTTTTTCGCCGCCTTCCCGCTGGCAGGCGCGCCATCGTCCGCGGCCAGATCAGCCATTCGAACCGAACCCTTTTGCAGGAAGAACAGGATGTCGAGCACCGACTGGTTGCCGACCTTCATGTCGCCCAGCCGGTTGAAGTCGGCGCCGATCTCGGCGAACACCTTGTCGGGGTTCTCGCCGCGCGCGCGCAGTTTGGCGCTGAGGCTGGATAGGCCGGTGGCCACCTGCAGCGCGTCGGCGTTGGCCTCCTGCGCCGGGTTGACGTAGTCCCATTTCGGCGTGTCGTACTCGAGCACGTACTTCGCGCCCTCGGGTACCTTGCCTGCGTCGATTGCCGCGCGGGCGAAGGCGTCGGCGCACGGTCGGGTGTGGCGCGGGATGACGATCATCCACTGCGTGTGTTCGAAGCCGCGCCGCACGTCCTGCAGGCGCACGCGCGCGCTGCTGAAATTGACCTCGCTCATGTCGCCGGTGGCCATCTCGTAAGTGACCCCCAGCGCCGCAGTGATGATGTGCAACTGGTGCTTGACGTACTCGACGTACCCGCCCGCGGCCTTCGGCTCCACGGTCTCGATGGTGCTTCCGGGAGGCACTTCGGTGATGCTGCCGCTGGCCAACTCGCCAAGATCGCCAGTGCGACGGGCGGCGTTGGTGTCTGCCGCACCGTTGCCGGTGGCGAGCAGCTGATTCTCGTTGGCCATCATCGAGGCGTCGCCGCTGACGAGCACCGACAGGCGCGCTTCCAAATTCTTGCGCGCGATCTCGGCGTCTTCGTAGAGCTGAGTGTCGCGGGTGCGCGTGATTACCGGCGCCAGGCGCGTGATGCCGCGACCCTGCCCCGGTCGCTTGGGATCGAACAAGTGGATGATGCTCGAGGCCGGTACCCGCTTGCTGAAGTTGCGAAAACCCCGCAGCAGCGTGGCGTCGCCGGGATGCTGGTCCCATAGCCAGTATGCGGCCACGCGCCCGATCGAGTCGTATTCGATTCCTTCGATCACCACGTTGCCGGCGGGCACACCGGCGCTGCCGCCCAGCAGCGAATTGCGGGTGCTGTCCAGCCAGTCGATTTCAAGCAGCTGCAGTTGCAGCGGCACCGGCAGGTTGTCGGCCGGGCGGCGCGGGCGCAACCGCACCAGCACTTCGCCGTCCTGCTCCATGGCGCGGTAAGCGGCGGCCTGCATGCCGAAGAAGTCGAGCCGGCCGTCGGCGTCGCAGACGTCGGCCCACTGCGCGAACAGTTTGTTCAGCTTGTCGCCCTGGTCGCCGGTGAAGCGCGGCATGATGCCGGTTCCGATGACGTTGGCCACCAGCGCGTCCATGCTGCTGGCGATGTAAGGCACGTTCTGCACCAGGGCGCGCGCTTTGGCGCGCAGCATTGTGGCGTCGGCAAAGTGATCGGCCTGGGCGCTGGCACCGCCACGGCGCGGCTTCCATGTATCGCGCGGGCTGGCGGCCTCGTAAGCCCGCTGCAGGCGGATGCGATCGACGACGCGCCGCAGCGCGCTGCTGGGGTCGAAGTAGCCGATGACTCGGTCCAGCGCGTTAGCGGCCATCAGTCGCCCCGCGAGGTGGTGAAGCGGTAGCGGAAGGAGCCGGTCGGCCGCGAGACCTCGGCCAGCTGCGCAGCGACAAAGTCGCGCCGCGCCTTCAGGCCATCGAAGCTGTCGAACTTGACACGGCGGCCTGCGACTTCGACTTCGAGCTCAGAGGCCGCGATAGCGCGGTCGAGCGCTGCAAGGTCTGCGGTTGTGAAGGACATAGTCCCGCACTGTGCAGAGGCGCTTGTCGCATTTCTAGGCAGAAGCTGCGACAACTTTTTATGGCGGGCCTATCCAGGCGCCGCCGCGCAGCTCCTACTTCCGCTTCAACAGCCCGGCCACGTTCAATTGCCCGAACACCCACGCCGTGATCCACCCGACCATGTAGGCCTCCTGCTCATGAGCCGGGGTGCGTTCGTTGATGTGATCGCGGATCGACTGCCAGGCGTGCATCGCTTCATGCGCGATCGCCTCTATCTGTGCGCCCAACGACGGCAATTGATGCAGCTTGGGGAAGCATACATAGCACCGGATCGAGCCGTCTGCATTGACGATTCTCCGATGGTGATCTGTGTAATCGTAGAACTGCCCTTCCCCAACCAGCCCGAGCCGCTTCATCTCAGCGGCCCAACTCTTCGCATCGATGCAGACTCCGACTGGCACGGGGTATGGGCCCGATCGGCAGTCCGTGTCGATGTATTGAAGTCGCATAGCCTAGCGCCGCCCCGGCTGCTTGAGGTAGCGGTACACCGTCGCACGATGGATCTGCAGCACGCGGGCCACCTCGCTCGCATTGCGGCCGTTGAAAAGTCGCAGCACTTCGGCGGCAACGGGGTTCGTCTCGCCCGCGCCTCGGCGGCGCACGTAAGCGCGGTTCGTCGCGAATTCGTCCCGCAGCGCCGTCTTGATTTCCGCCCGGCGCTGCGAGATCTCCGGCACGAGCGCCACCAGGTAATCGAAGACCCGATCCACCAGGTCAGGCTCCAGGCGCATCAATGAGTCGACCCTCGGAGTCGGCGACGGCGACGGCGACGGCGACGGCGACGGCGACGGCGACGGCTTACCAGTCTCGACCTGATTTTTTAGCTTCATGGCGTCTTTCTTCTTCGGGTTTGTTTGGGGGCGCATCGGCCGCTTGGGCGGCAGGCGCAAAAAGGTCTGCTTCCCGTGGAACAATTTTTTGCTCTCGCCGGGCCCAGGTGCCCTCGCGGAATGTCTGCATGCCCAGGTAGCACGCCGCGGCGTAGGCGTAAACCATGCCGTCGCCGCCCTCCTCGCGCTTGCCCTGGGGCGTCATCCAGCGCATCGAGTGCTTTCCCTGCACCACCACCGGCAGCAGCTTGGCGGCCGTCATCTGCTCGAATTCGTCGGTGTCCTTCAGCGCGGACGGCACGTGCACGAAGCCGGGCCCGGCGGCGCTCAAGCGCATGCGGCCATAGAGCAGGTGCTTGGCAGTGTCGGTGCCGATCTGCCACACCTTCACGCCCCGCGGCATGGTCTTGCCGCGCCAGTTGATGTCGATCATGCTGGGCTTGCCGAGCACCGGCCGCCCGTAGGTGCTGGCGCCCTTGATGGCCAGCACGTGCGCGTGAGCGTGATTGCGGCAGTAGGTGTAGACCGCGTGCGTGTTGTGCCCGCCGGAGTCCACGCACGTGGCCTCGATCAGCATCTGGGCCCCGCCCGCGTGCAGCAGCGGCGTGCGCCTGATCTCTGTCAGTCGGGTCCAGGGCGAGCCGGGCGTGCCCTCATCCAGGTTCGGGTCGCCATAGATCACATGGCGGTCGACGAGCCAGCTTTCCTCGCCACGGCCGAACGTCCACACCCGCGCCTCGAGCCGGTCGGGCTGGGTATCTACACCCATCGTCAGCAGCAGCGCCCGCCCGGGCACTTTTCCCAGCTCGTAATCCTCGGCGCGCCGGCGCAGCACGTCACTGTCGGCGCCGGTGCCCTTCTCTTCCCAGGTCTCAGCCAGCGACGAGTTGACGAACTCCTTGAGCGGGCCCGACAGGCCGGTCTTTTTCGCCTGCTGCGCAGCCTCCCACTTTTCCACCAGCGAGGCCCAGCTGCGCCACCCGAGCGGAGAGTACAACTTGTTCAGCCAGAAGCCGGCGCGCTTGCCGCGGCCGGCACCCGGCGCTTCCGGGATCCAGATGCCATCGGCCAGCATGCCCGTCTTGTGGTGCTCGTCGATCGCCGCGCCGCAATGCTGGCAGATGTAGACCGCGGTCTCGGGCCGTGCCGCGCCGCCCGCGTCCTTCAGCCATTGCAGGCCCCAGTCCTTGCCCGCGCCCCACAGCAGCACCTGGCGCTCGCCGCAGTGCGGGCACGGCACGTGATAGCGGCGCCGGTCGCTGGCCAGGTATTCGGCCTCGATGGCGCTGGCGCCCTTGATGGTCGGCGTGCTGGCGACGATCAGCTTTCGCCGGCTGAAGTTCGACATGCGCTCTTCGAGCAGCGCGAGCGGCGGGCCCTGGTTGTCGACGTCGGCGGGCCACTTATCGATTTCGTCGGCCACGGCGAAGCCCAGCGGCTTGGATGCCAGCGAGCTCGCGCTGTTGGCTCCGCCGAAGAAGATCGCGAAGCCGCCCTGGATGGTGCGCGCGCGCCAGCTGCTGGACTCGTCGCGGCTGCGGTGAATGGCCACCAGGCCCTGCATGATGGGCGTCTGCTGGATGGTCGGAAGGAAGCGCTGGCCGCTATGGTCCTGCGCGTCCTGCAGCGTCGGCTGCACCATCATCATGTCCTGCGGGTCGGTGTGGATCCGCTGCATGATCGAGTTGTAGAGGACCTCGGTTTTTCCCAGCTGCGTGGCGAACATCAGCACGATGCGCTCGTACGGCGAGAACGCGCTGGCCGCCAGCATCGGCTCGACCAGGTAGGGCGTGCGCTCGTTGCGCCACTGCCCGCGCTCGCTGCCTTTGGCGATGTAGCGGTGTTGCGCCGCCCACTCGGCCGTGTCCACCCGCGGCGGCGGAGCCAGGAAGCGCGCCTTCAGTCGGGCCAGCAGCTCGATCGCGCGGGCTTCGTCGGCGGGAAGGTCGCGCGCGCTCATGCCGCCGGGCCCGGTGTCTGCAGCTGCACGCCTGCCAGGTGCTGCAACGCTTGGCTGTGCTCGGCGTCCAGCAGCTGCTCGATTTTGAAGGCGTCGGATTCAGCCGCCAGCAAGGGCGCCAGCCGGGCGCGGACCTGCAGCAAGTGCTCACGGGTCGCGCCAAGGGCCTGCGCCCAGACCGCCTCGACAGCCTTGACCAAGATCACCTGCCCATTGCGCTCGGCCAACTCGATCTCGGCCAGCTCGGCCTCGGCCGCTTCACGGCGCGAGCGCGAATTCCAGTAGTCGTCGCCTCCGGGCTTCGTGTCCGGATCCTCGCCATCCCCAGCCAGCGGCCCCGGCAGCGCGCCAGGACCAGCCGGCGGCCTTCCGGACCCAGCCCGAACCCGCGAGTTTCTCGCCCACTGCGCATCCGCCGCCACAGGGTCGATCTTTCCGTCGATCAAGCTGATGCGGCCCGCCTTGATGGCCTTGCTCACCGCGGCTTCGCTGCAGCCGCGGTGCTTCGCGTACTCCGCTTGCGAGATCAGGTTAACCTTGCTCATGCACTTAACCCATGCCTTAACAAAGTCCACCCCCACAAACTAGCCCGATTCCGCGCTCGTTTCGACCCGTGGAGGGAGGCTGCTGGGAAGGACCCGCGACGGGGGTGGGCATGCTCACCTTGCACCGCCTCGGTTGAACCGATCGAGGTAGAACTTCGCCTCGTGCGCGAAGAGCTCGGGGAACTTCGTCTCCATGAACTTCACGACACGCGCGTTGATGCGCTTCGTGTTGAACATCTGCGCCACGTCGATGGTCTGCACCGCCTTGATCGGCAGCCGCGCCTTGCCCACGCGCTGGAACACCGTGCGCCCCTGGTTGGCGATGAAGGCGCCCCGGATCACCTTGCGCGCACCGCCCTTCTTGATCTTCACGCTCACGCCGGCCGAGGTCTGCCGGGCCTGGAAGTTGATGACGTTGATGGCGCGCCCGCGCTTCGTGGGCGACTCGAGCGAGGCCTCGATGCGGTACAGCCCATTGCGAAAGCTCGCCTTGTTGACGCGCAGCGCCGCGCCCACCTTGCTGGCCGAGATGTTGAACTCGTTGCGGATCTCCCGGCTCATGCTGGTCTTGGCCTGGGCCATGGTCTTGTTCACCGCGCTGGCCAACGCCTTGCCCGCCACGTCCTTTTGCAGCTGGTCCAGCTGACGCTGCACCTCCGGGAAGTTGTGCTTGATGGTGATCTTCACGCCGCTACCGCCACCCTTTCGCCCATCAGCGCGCGGGCTTTCGCGATCGCTTCGCGGGCTCGCTTGCCGTTGGCCTCGAGCTGCTCGCGCGTCAGCACCACGACCGGCGCCGGGATGGGCGCGGGCGCTGGTGGTGGCGCACCCGACCCGGGCGCGTCGAGCCAGCGCTTGTCGCGCAGCCACCGGCCGAACTTGGGCACGTACCGACCGGAATCGCGCTGCCACTCGGCCGAGTGAATCCACGCCTGGAGGGCGCGGGCAATTTCGGCCTGCAGCAGCGCGTCGGGCGCCAGGGCGTTCCAGTCCCGGCGCGCCGCGTCGATGCCGGCACGCCGAGGGTACCCGGCTGCGATGGCATCGAACCCCGGCGCCCGGGCTTTCGGTTTTGGGTTTTCGTCATCGCCGCGCCCGCCCCCCGCAGGGGGGGTAGGGGGGAATATGGTTCTTTCGGTTATATAGGGAGTACACGAATCTGCACCCTTTCGTGCGTCGTTCTGCACCCTTTCTGCGGCATCAAACCCCGCAGAATCTGCACCCTTTGCCCGTTTTTCAGGCGCCATCGGCGATGAAATAAAGGGTGCAAGTTCTGCACCGTTTAGCCAAGCCGGGCTGATGTGATATTGCGCATACCTGCCGCGCCCGCCGCCGGCGCGAGTGACCAGCAGCCAGCCCGAGTCCAGCATCTTGCGCAGGTGCGCCTGCACGGCGCGCACGGACTGGCGGCTCTTTTGCGCCATGGTCTCGACGCTCACGAAGATGTGCGAGCCGTCCTGATGCGCGTTGTCCGCCAGCGCGAGCGCGAGCGCGAACTCGCCCCCGCCCGCGGGATAGCGCTCGAAGACGGCTCCTGTGCAGCGGGCGCTCATGCGATGGCCGACTCCAGTTCCATGGCATCGAACAGAGCTGGCATGTCAAGGCTCGCCGCGAGCGCTGTGCGCTGGTCGTGGATCAGGCGCTGTTCGATCACGCCCGCACCTCGCGCGTTTCCTGCATCACAGAATTGGCTCCCCAAGGATTGGCCCTGGGATTGCACTTCCGGCAGTACACCGATCCGCTCTGCGCGAAGATGGTCACATCCTGATCACCAGCGCGATACACGTTGCTGCATTTCGGGCAGGTGTAGACGGTGCGGTACTTCGGCGCTTTCTCACTGGCCTCGCGCCAACGCGCCTGCAGCTGCTTTGTCAGGCCGGCAACCTGCGCGCGCAGGCTCTCGTTCTCCCGCTCCAAATTGCGGGCGTGCGGCGCGAGCTCCTGATGCACTGCATCGAAGTACCGCAATTGCGCCGCTGGCGTCCCGTGGACGGGATGCTGCGCCATCACGCGCTCGATGAGGGCCTCCACCCGCTCGCGGTTCACGCCGGCACCTCAGAATCAGCACGCGCAGGCCCCAGCACGCCGGCTTCGTTGATCACGCCCGCACCTCCGCAGTGCGCCAATCGCGCCCGCCTCCAGCCTCATCAACCCCGTCCGACTTTGGCGTCGGCGCACGCCTACAAAAATCGCACCGGCAAAAAAAAGCGCGCCACATCATGCAGAGCGCAGGTGCGGCGGCTTGCCGGCGTTGTGCGCGGCCTCGACGTCCGCCATCAGCTGCTGCAGCGCCGTGATGGCCTCGGTCGCCTCGCGCTGGATGCGCTTCATTTCGTTGGCCGTGTACACCCCATCCAGGCCCGCCGCCGCCACCTCGCGCATCACGTCCGACAGCTCGGCGATCATCACGTTCATGTCCTGCAGCACGACGCCCGCCCGCTTGGGCTGGCGCCCGAACTGCACCGTCGCATCGACGCGCGAGGCCAAGGCGGTGACGTAGGCCGCCGCGCTGGAAACTCCCGCCGCGTGGCAGTACTCAGTGATCAACGCCGCATGCTGCACGCCCATCTTGAAACCCGGATCGCCGCGCAGCTCCTTCTTGAAGCTCTCCAGCGACTTGTCGGGGCACACGCGCTGATGCAGCGCCTCGGCGCCGCCGGGGTAATCGTTGACCATCGTCTTGATCGCGTCCGTCTCATTCATATCCGTCAGGCTCCGTCGTGGATGTGGAAAAAGGGGAACCGCGCGCCCACACTCCGCCCAGGAGGCGAAGGAAAGTGCAACGATTCATCAGCTCGATACGCCAGGCGCGCGGCGCTCGGGTGTTCAAGTGGGCCCGGCGCGGCGCGCTCAGGACGTGGCGCATGCCGGCGAGCGGCTGGGTGCACTGAATGCGCTGCATCGATATTGGCGACAGGATGGGCACCAGTGATGGCCCGTGGATACACTCGCCCCATGGAAGCGCCAAATGTCCTGAACGTGGTCAACGACCAGGCTCGAGGCGTGAAGTACCACGTCATGGCGTACCGGCGCATGACGCGCGCCGAGTTGCTGCAGGCCGTGGCGATGTACTTGAGCCGGGCCAAGAAGAAGCCGAAGGCCGGCACGCTTGTGACGCTCGTCACCATCATTGGGTTCGACCAGTAAGCTGCGCGGCGACCATCTCGGCCTGTTGGGACGAGAGCTGGACGGCGCATGCCGAACCACTCTCGAACACCGTCAGCAACACTTCGCCGTCTGGCGCCCGCGCCACGGCACACAACATGTCAAGGCCGATGTGGCTGGGCGACGTAGTCCCCCCGTCGATCTCGCCCTCGGTTGCCTCGATCACGGTGGCTGATCGCACGTTCATTTCATTGCTCCCCTGCCGGCGCGCGATGGTCCAGATCGGGGAACGGGTTGACGCGCGTTGGGTCGCGGCGGTCGCGGGTGACACCGGGCGGCAGGCGCAGGCCCGGCTGGACCAGGGCCACGTCCTTGGCTTGCGCCTGGGCACGGATCAGCGCGAAGTACGCCGCGGCGTCGGGCCGCAGCTCTTCGCACGTTACGGCGCCGGCGGTGAAGGACTGGATGTAGGGGCAGTGATCGAGGGGGACCTGCTTTTCGCCTGCTGCCATCTTCGTGACCATCGACGGCGGAATGTTCAGGTGCCGCGCCAGTGCCGCGCCGCGACCGCGCGCACCGTTTAGCCATTGATTGAGCAACATGACGGCTATCTTATCCCCTGGATATCCAAAGTCAATATCCCCAGGACAGTTTTGGATCAATCCCCTTGGATATCAAATCAAGGCGATGCAAACAGTGTTCGAAACACGCCGAGCGAGGCTTAAAGAGCTCATTGGCCGCTATGGAACTATCGCCGCGCTAAACCTAAAGCTTGGCTGGGACGCAACGAATCCGCGGTTGTCGCAAATTCAGAACCGGAGCATCCGCAGTGATCGCGGAACACTCTATGAAATGGGAGACGGGACAGCGCGAGAAATTGAGGAAAAACTCGGCCTTGAGCGCGGCTGGATGGACACCCCGCCCTCTTATGCCGACCTGCACGGCGGGGAAGATCCTCGCGCAAAGGTGCTGGAGTTGATGGAGAGCCTGCCCAAGGACCAGTGGCCAACAGCAATTCGGCTCCTTGATGCGCTTGCTCAACCAGCCAAAGACAACGGAACAACAGGCTAGCAACGAGGCGCATTTCGTGCCACGGTCTGGTGATGAGGGGGAGAGTCATGGCACTGATCACATGCCACGAATGCAAACAACAGATCAGCAGCGAGGCCAAGGTCTGCCCCCAGTGCGGCGCCAAGCCCAAAAAATCAATCGGAATAGGCGGCATCGTGCTGGTGGCCATCGTGGGCGTCCTCGCCTATAGCTGTGCAGGCGGCGGAGGAGGATCAGCCTCCAGCAAGAAGCCAAAGAGCGCTGCCGAGATCCAGGCGGACAAGGAGCTGAACACCGCGATCGCCGCCGGGCGCGTGCTCAAAAAGCAGGCAAAGGACCCAAGCAGCTTCAAGATGGAGAGTTTCGTGCTATTCCCGGGCGGCGGCGCCTGCTACGAGTACCGGGCCAAGAACTCTTTCGGCGCCATCGTGCCGGCGAAAGCGGTTTTCGTTCCCCCGGAAACACTCCAGACAAGCGAGAGCGATGGCAACCGGTTCGTCAAGACCTGGAACGCCACCTGCACCCGGGCCGGCGGAGCCGAGCACGCGGGCGGGCTGAACCTGCTGAATATTTTTTAGAGCCACGCACCAGGAGGAGACATGCAACGTAACGACGATTCAGCCGCCCACGGCATCCATCCGGACTTCGGCTGGGTGGCAGAACACCTCCTCGTGGGCAGCCAGGCATTCCGAAGCGGAGCCGGCCGCCGCAGCGGCAACGACTTGCTGGGCGCGGGGTGAGCGATGAGCTTCGGCGGCCCGCTCGATCACTTGCGTGACGCAATCCGCGCCAAGCCCGACACGTTCGACTGGGTCGACTTTGCCAACGCCTACTTTCGCGGCGGGAACGCGAAGGCGCAGTTGTTGCAATGGTGCGCCGACAACCGCATCATGGCTTCATTCGACTACAAGGAACAGGGCTTCACCTACGAGGTGATTCGCTCGGTGTATCTGCAGTCGCTGGACGGGCCGGGCGTATGGCATCCACCGGCTCTGGACCCGGGTCCACCAGGCTGATTCCTTGCGCGGCGCACAGCGCCGCGAAGTAGGCCGACCCAATCTCGCCATGCGTGTGCAGCCGTGCGTCCTCATGCGCGAGCTGATGCCATAGATCGTGTTCTTGCATGGTCATCGCCAGGCCATTGGCCATGACCAATACCGCCTGGATCGCCGGCTGGTTGCGGATATCCCATTCCAGGCCGTTGAGCAGCCACGGCTTGGGACGGAACATGACGGTGCCGGTGCGGGCGCCCTTGAAGGGCGAGGATTCCTCCAGCTCGCCCAGCTCGCGTGCGCCGCGCAGCGGCCCCGTGTAGAGAACGCTAATCACATTGAGCTCGGCCGGCGTTTCGGCCTGAAGGCGTAGCACCGCGCCGGGCTCGATCCATTCCACTTTCATTGGGCTTTCCTTCCCCGCACCGTGCGGGGCGGCTGCATTGTCGCAAAATAATTAACCCTGGGATATTGACTTATCGTATCCAAGGGATATTATTGGGCCTCAACACAGGAGGTCGGACATGCCAGACACCCCCAGCCAGTCGCCCAGCCCGCGCGCCCAGCGCAGCGCAGCGCCGCTCGGCTTTCGCCTGCCACCGCCGCCGGCCCCCGCCGTTTCCGGGGAACCCTGGCAAGTCGTCGAGCGCGCCAACGGCTTTCATGTTTCACGGGAATCAGGATCGGGCGCCACCGAGTTCCTGCGCAACGAGGTGCGCGCCGTCAAGGTGTTCCGCAAGCGCGAGCTGGCGCAGGCGGCCTGCGCGCAGGCCAACTTCACCGCCGAAGCCGCGCGCCTGAGCCGCGAGCCGTTGATGGGCGGTGCAGCGTGAAGCGCGCCGAACTGCTCAAGCACGCGAAGTGCGGCCTCTGCCACAAGCCGGTCGGCAATAGCGGCCTGCCGCTGTTCTGGAAGCTGACGGTGGAGCGCTTCGGCATCGACGTGCGGGCCGCGCAGCGCCAGGACGCCATGGGCGTGATGATGGGCCACCACGGCCTCGCGGCGATCATGGGTCCCGACGAGGACATGGCCGCGCCGATGATGCCGCCCGTAACGGTGACCGTCTGCGAGACGTGCGCCACGCAAGAGACCATGGTCGCGCACCTCGCCGAGTGCGGGAGCGCAGCATGAACCGCGCCCCATCGTTCCGCCTGGTCGACGACTTCCAGGCCGGCTACCTCAAGTTCAACGGGCGGGAGCCGCGCACGCTGGAAGAGCTGCTGATCGCGCGCGCGAACTACCAGCACCGAAGCCGGCTGGCCGAGATCAAGGCCATGGGCAAGAAGCTCGCGCTGCTCGATGAGTTCCTGCCGGCGCTGGTCGAGCGCGGAATCCGCCTGTCCTGGCGCGACATCGATGGCCGCGACGGCGGCAAGACAGTCCGCATCCACGGGCCGTCGCTGGGCGCCGACAACGCACTGTTTGATGCGCTCGTAGCCCTCGGCTTCAAGGAAATCGAGCGCAAGGACAGCTTCCGCGACGAGCAGACCGTAACCCTCAAGCACGGCCGAGCCCTGCTGATCGCGGTGGACGTGAAGAAGACGGAGAACAAGGCCACCGGGAGCGCGTCATGAAAGAGCGAACTCTCACCGCCATCTTCTGCGCGTACCTGCTGGGCGCACTGCTCACCTTCGGCGTAGCGTGGAACGTCGACTATCAGCGGGCGCCGTCGGTGTACACCAACGATGGCGAGGTGAATTTCGTGCGCTCAATGGCGTGCGCGATCGCCTGGCCGCTGTACCTCAGCACGAAGGGCTTTGGCTTTCTGCGTGACCACGAAGCCGCCAAGGCCACCGGGAGCACGTCATGAGCGCGCAGCACTCGCCGGGGCCAGAAACCAAGACGGCGCGCATTCGTCGCCTTCGTAGTCAGCGCATCGACTCACCGGCGTTTCGCCGTGGTGTGCGTGCATTCAAGACAGGCGCTGGCAACCCCTACAACGGGCCAGAGCTTCGCGACTTTTGGGAAGCGGGCCGCGAATACGCGCGGATTTGCGCCGAGACGGAAGCCGAGTTCGCCGCCATTGCCAAGGCCCAGGAAGGCGGTGCGTCATGAGCGCGCAGCACACGCCGGGGCGCGTGGCTCTGCAGGCCGTCATCAATGCCGTCCGCGCTGCAGCAGGGGCTGCGGGCGATGCCAGCGGGAACTGCGACGCCGCAATGCACCACGCCGAGCACGGGGCCAATGAGAAGGCCGCGCAGCAAATGGAATGGGCTGAAGAGAACGCGCGATCCGCGCTGCACAGGATCACCGAAGCGCGCGCCGCCATCGCCAACGCCACCGGGAGCACGTCATGAGTCGCCCCGCCCTGCGCCTGGCCCTCCCGCCGGCCCAGCCGCCCGTCGAAGTCGCCCGCCTGCCGGGTGAGAGCGACAGCTACTACGCCGCGCGCTGCACCGCCATCGCCGCCATGGGCGCGAGCTGGTGGCAGCACCCCCAGTACCAGCACCCGCCGCGCCATTCCAACAACCCCGAGATCTGGAAGCCCGCACGCGAGCCGTTCCTGGCCGACATCCGCCGGCGCGCCGCCGTCGACCGCCTGGCCAACCCGCTCGCCAAGATCCAGCAGGACGTGCGCGACGCACTGAAGGGCACGCCGTGATGCGCCCCCTCATCCGCCGCGCCCGCCTCGCCTTGCCCGCCGTCCTGGCGGTCGCCACCGCCTGCCTGGCATTTGGCGCGCCGGCGCGGGCCCAGCTGCTGCCCGCGCCCGCCGTCATCGGCCTGCACCTGCGCAGCGTGCACCACGACGACGGCAAGGCGCCGGACGGCAGCTACGGCTGGAACAACAACAACATCGGCGCCTATGCGCGCTGGAGCAACGGCCTGACCGTGGGCGCGTTTCGCAACAGCCTGTATCGCACCTCGGCCTACGTGGGCTGGACGGTGACCGACAGCGCCGATCGCTTCGGCCTGACGCTGGCCGCCATGAGCGGCTACGACAGGCTCACCGACGGCGCGGGCGACTACCAGGCCGTGCGCTGCGACAAGGCCAACGGCTGCCGCACGGTGAGCCTCAAGCGCGTGATCTTGCCGGTGCTCGTGCCGAGCGTGCGCGTGGGCATCACCGACCGGCTCGGCGTCCGGATCTCGGCCATGGTCCCGCCCGGCCAGCCCGCGGCGGTGCATTTTTCGCTGGAGTGGAGACTGTGATGAACATCCGCAAGACCTTCGCGCAGGTGCGCCAGCAGCGCGCGGCGCAGCTGCGCATCCTGCTGGTGCTGGCCGTCGCCGCGCTGTGGGCGCTGGTGCTGCTCGCCCCGTCGGCCAAGGCGCCAGCCCCATCGCGCGCCGCGCTGACTCCGCTCACCGCCAGCGAGCTCGCGCAGATCGACGCCCAGGGCGCCGCCGTGTGCGCAAGCCGCCGCGCCGCCCGCGCCGGCTACGTCACCTTGCCGGATGGCGCCCTGGTGTGCACCGACCGGCCCGCGCGCAAGCCGCGCAGCGTCATCACCATCCCCGCCCACCAACTCGCACAGAGGTAACCGCCATGAACATGATCGATCTCGGCGCCATGCTGACCGACGCCTTCAGCACCCCGGTTGTCGCGCTGTTCTGCGTGCTCTGCATTTTTGCGGCCGGCGCGATGGCCGGTGCGATGGCGCGCAACAGGCATGAAGCCGCCCACCACGACCAGGCCGAGGCCGGCGACACGCAGCGCGACCCGTTCATGCGGCGCCTGATCGACGACGGCATAGCGCACACCGCGGCGCATCCGACCGCAGCACCGCGCCCACGCCCCCACCTGCGCGCCATCGGCGCCAGCCTCAAGCCCAGCTACGACGGGCGCGCGCATCGGCGCGGCCCTGGCCAGCCCGATTCCGCTGGCGCCCCGGGCCCGACCGCCTGAGCGCCATGGAACTCGCCGGCAACTTCTTCCTGTGCATGACGCCCTCGTCGTGCCGCACCAGCGACGGGCGCGCGGGCGTGCTGTTTGCACTGCGTGAGCCGTCGCCGTCGCCCACCTTCCCGAGCGGCCTGTCGGCGATCTGGGTTGGCGACAAGGCGCTGGATTTCGTGCGCGAGCACGGCGCCGACCTGCGCCCCGGGCGCGGCCTGCGCCTGGCGGTCAACCGCATCACGGCCCGCGACGGCGAGGTGCGCGCCCGCGTCGTCAGCTGCGACCTCTTGCCACTGCCGCCCAGCTGGCAGCGGCCCAACCCGCAACAACCAACGCAGGCCCTGCCTGCATAACCCCGGAGGAATAGGAATGGCCACCGCAACAGCAGCCGCAAAGCCGAGGTATCGGTCCCCGACGCACACCGAGTACGTCGAGACCAGCCTGGCCGAATTCAGCACGGAAGAAATCACCAAAGAGCTCGCGCATCGGCGCAGCGAGACTTGCGACCACACCGTCGACGGCGAGGAGTGCCCGCCAGTGCCGCGCGATGACCTCGAAACCATGCGCCGCCTCGCGCTGCAGCATGACTTCTTCGGCGTCGCTCGGACCGCGCAGCGCATCTACTGCGACGCTCTTGGAGTGGCCGTCTGATGCCCGGCCTCAAACTCAGCATGGAACCCATCATCCCCATTGAGCAGATCAAGCGCGAGGCGGCCGAAGCGGCCAAGCGCTTCAGCGACGTCAACGCCGCCTGCCCCTATCCCTTCACCACTGAAGCCGGGCGGCTTTTCCGCAAAGAGTTCACGGCGCGGCGCGCGGCGCTCGGCGCGGCACCGGAGCTCGAGCCATGAGCGAATACTGGATGCTCACCGCCGGCGGGCAGGACTACATCCTGTCGGGCCCGTCCGTGCTGCTCGGCAACCCGCCGCGCATCAAAGACATCGCCCACCACCTGGCGCAGATCAACCGCTATACCGGCGCCTGCAGTCGCCCCTACAGCGTGGCCGAGCACTCGCTGCTGGTCGAGCGCATCGGCCACCAGCGCGGCGCCACGCCCATCCTGCGCCTGGCGATGCTGATGCACGACGCGCACGAGGCCTACGCCTCCGACATGTCGAGCCCGGCCAAGATGGTCATCGGCCCGCGCTGGGACGAATTCGAAGGCAACCACGCGCTCAACGTGCGGCACCACTTCGCACTGCGCACCACTTTCGCCGCGCACCGCAAGGAGATCAAGGCGTGCGATCAGATCGCGCTAGCCACCGAGCGGCGTGACCTGATGCCATTCGATCCGGAAGTGAACCGGCCCTGGCCCGTGCTCGACACGCCCGGCAAGGAAGTGCAGCCATGGCCTGAGCGCATCAACCCGGACGAGTCGGTGCTGCCGTGGCGCGCCATGCGCGATGCCTTCGTCAACAAATACCTGCTGCTGCGCGAACTGGTGGACCAGCGGGCGGCCGAGGCGCTGCAGCCATGACCGCCCGCCTGTCCGACGTCGGCCGGCACTACCCGATGGAGCAGCCGCGCCCCGCCGACCCACGCGGCCGCCCAAGGTCGCCGGCGCGCGAGGCCGTCGAGCTCGCGCTGCGCAGCGCCACCCGCGAGCGCCCCATCACCGTGGCCCAGGTCGCGGAACGCTGCGCGCTCACGCGCGCGCTGGCCAGCACCATCGTCAACAACGTGGTGGCGCGCGGCCGCGCGCACAACACCACGCCCGGCGCCATGCCATCGTTCTACGCCTGGGGCCCGGTGCCCGCGGCGCCGAAGCAAGCGAGCAAGTACCAGGTGCCCGAGGGCCACTATGACGGCGCCGAGCTGCGCCCGTTCAGCGGCCGCCCCGACGCGATGGCCGCCTTCGCGCTGCCCAGCCTGGTGGACGGCCGGCGCGTGGAGCGCCGAGCGCCGCTGCTCATCGCATCCACCCCGGAGAAGCGGGCATGACGCGCGAAGAAGCCCTCCTCAAGCTGATCGCCGTCGAACCAGTCACCCAGGGCCAGTTGGTGCACGAAACCGGCTGGGGCATCGAAGCCACCAAAGAGACGCTGGCGCGCCTGCGCGAGCAGCACCGCGTCACTTACTGGAGTGGCAATAACCGCCGGTGGCTGTGCGTCGCGCCTACCGCTCCAAAAGGCGCCGCATGCTGACGCCGCAATTCACGCTCAATCTGGCCGCCAAGCTGGTCATCGTGCTGTTCGCTGGTGGCGGCGGCAGCTGCACCGGCATCGAGCAGGCGATCGCGCGGCACGTCGACATCGCCGCCAACCACAGCGACGACGCGATCCAGTGTCATGCCGTGAACCACCCGCAGTGCAAGCACCACCGCGAGGACGTGCGGCGGCTGAACCCGCGGGAACTGTGCGGCGGCCAGTCGGCAGGCTACCTGCATCTGAGCCCGGACTGCACCCATTTCAGCCAGGCCAAGGGTGGCCAGCCGCGCGACGCTGAAACGCGCTCGTTGTCCTGGGTCGGCGTGAAGTGGTCCGGCACCGTCAGGCCGGAGGTAATCACCCTCGAAAACGTCCGCGAGATTCTGAAATGGTGCCGCCTGATCGCCAAGCGAGACAAGGCCACCGGCCGCGTGGTGAAGGTCGACGGGACCCTGGCCGAGCCAGGCGAAGTCGTGCCGCGGCGCCAGCAGTTCCTGGTGCCTGACCCCAGGCGCCTCGGTAAGACCTGGAAGCAGTTCGTCGCCATATTCCGCGCCCAGGGCTACGTCGTCGAGTGGCGCGTCTTGTGCGCCGCCGATTACGGCGTGCCGACCACCCGCACCCGCCTGTTCATGATCGCGCGTTGCGACGGCCGGCCGATCATCTGGCCGGAGCCGACTCACTTCAAGAACCCGAAACGCGGGCAGAAGAAGTGGGTGGCAGCGCACACGTGCATTGACTGGAGCATCAAGGGCCGCAGCATCTTCGATCGCGAGAAGCCGCTGGCCGAGGCGACGATGCGCCGCGTCGCGCGCGGGCTGAAAACCTTCGTCCTGGACAGCGCGGACCCCTTCATCGTGCCGGTGACGCACTCCGGCAGCGCGCGCGTGCACAGCATCCGTGAGCCGCTGCGCACGGTGACGACGGCGCGCCGAGGGGAGTTCATGTTGGCGACTCCGTTCCTGGCCAAGTTTCGAGGCCAGAGCCAGGGCAGCGCGATCACGGACCCGGTTCCCACGATCACGGGCGGCGGAAACTACGCGCGCCCGGCCGGCGCCGCGCACGCCCTGGCCGCGGTGACCGCGTTCATCGAGCAGGCGAACGGCGGCTGGTACGAGGGCGCCGGCCGGTCAGCGAATGCGCCGTTCTCCACCGCGACCGGCAAGGGTTCGCAGCAGCGGATCGTGACGGCAGCGCTGGCACACCTGCGCGGCAACTGCAGCGCGCGGGACCTGCGCGAGCCGCTGCGAACGATCAGCGCCGGCGGAGAGCACCATGCCCTCGTTGAATACCACCTTAGCCCGGAGGCCGAAGCCGGCGCCCTGCGTTGCGCTGCCTTCCTGATGCGCTATCACGGCAGCGGCGGGCAGTGGGCGGACCTGCACGAGCCGATGACCACGGTCACCACGAAGGACCGCCTGGCGCTGGTCACTGTCTGGATCAAGGGCGATCCCTACGTCGTCGTCGACATCCATCTGCGCATGCTGGTGCCGCGCGAGTTGGCCAACGCGATGAGCGTGCCGCAGCAGTACATCCTCACGCGCGGCGCCGACGGCAGGGTGTTCAGCAAGAGCCGGCAGGTGCACCTGATCGGCAACATGGTCCCGCCGCTGCTGCAGCAGGCTGTCACCGCAGCGAACTTCGGCGACGAGGTCGAGCCGGAAAGGATGGTGGCATGAGCCGCCGCCGCCAACTCGATCGCTTCGGCCGCATGGCGGTCGGCCAGCGCGTGCGATATGACCGCTGCATCATGCCGCCGACCTTGCTCAATTCGTTTTGGAACAACCTGGACGAGCCGGTCAGCATCCAACAGTACGCCGAAGTGATTGCAATCGCCAAGGGCGAGGTCGACGCCTTCGTGACGCTGCGGTTCGACGGCGGCGGCGAAAAGACCGAGACGTTCAACTGGTATGGCCAGGAGCCCGGCGGGTTTTCCAGCCTCACCGTCCTGCGCGAAGCGCCAGAGCAGCGCAGCTTCATCCGGGAAACGGCATGAAATCGCACACCCCCGAGCAGATCGCCCACGCCTTCGAGATCGCCGACGAAGCAATGTACGAGCTGCTGGAATCCGAAGGCGTTCCAGGCGACGAACACCGCACCGTGTTCGGGCTGGTTGACGAAACCTGCCAGGAGGTCGCTGCCCTGGCCGAGGCGTCCCCGGCGCTGCGCGAAGCCTTCGAGTGGCTGCGCGATCGCGGGTATGTGGAGCTCGGCTCCGACAAGGACGGCGAGTTCATCAACGTGATCAGAAGACCGGGAGAGGATTGATGGCTGAGAACACGAAAATCGAATGGGCCGATCACACGTTCAATCCGTGGCAGGGCTGCACGAAGGTGTCCCCCGGCTGCGACCATTGCTACGCTGAGGCGCGGCAGGACAAGCGGCTGCACGTGGTCCAGTGGGGCCCTGGCCAGCCCAGGAAGCGCACGAAGACATGGGGCGACCCTGTCAAGTGGAACAAGGCGCATGCCGAGTTCTTCGCCCAGCACGGGCGGCGCCAGCGGGTGTTCTGCGCGTCGCTAGCCGACGTGTTCGACAACGAGGTCGACGCCGACTGGCGCGCCGATCTGCTGTATCTGATCTCGGAGACGCCAAACCTCGACTGGCTGCTGCTGACGAAGCGGATCGGAAACGCCGAGCGGATGGTGATGGACTCGCTGCGGGCCATGTTCCTTCACACCAACGTCGAACCGCCGACTTGGCCGTGGCCGAACGTCTGGCTCGGCGCCACCATCGTCAACCAGGAAGAGGCCGACCGCGACATCCCGAAGCTGCTGGCCACGCCTGCGCGGGTGAGGTTCCTGTCGACGGAGCCGTTGCTGGGGCCTGTCGACCTGCGCCGGCTGCCAGCCTTGCCGACGCGGAACCCTGCCCCAGGTCCAATCGATCCGCCACTGCGGCTGAACGCGGTCACGGGCGACAACTGGCTCCCGAGCGGGACGAGTCGCATGGGACCACGCGGACCAGCCGTGGACTGGGTCATCGTCGGCGGAGAGAGCGGCCCCGGCGCGCGCCCGATGCATCCTGACTGGGCTCGCAGCCTGCGCGATCAGTGCAAGGCTGCCGGCGTGCCGTTCCTGTTTAAGCAGTGGGGAGAGCACGCGCCGACCGAGCGGACCATGGCCGAGGTCGCGAGGAGCACGCGCAAGTTGGTGCCCGTTCCGCTGACCGGCGCAAGCCCCTCCCCTGCCGCACTAGTGGATCTAGTTGGCAAGCGCGCCGCCGGCCGCCTGCTCGATGGTGTGACGCACGACAGCTATCCGGAGGCCGCGCCTTGACCGCCCTGCACTCCCTGGCCATCGAAATCATCGCCGCCGCCTTCGGCGTCCTGGGCACCGTGCTGCTCGCCCTAAACGGCCCGCGCGCCGGCTGGGGGTTCGTCGCCTACCTGGTCAGCAATATGGCCTGGCTCGCCTCCTCCTGGATGCAGGGCCAGTGGCCCCTGTTCGCGCAGCAGCTCGCCTTCCTCGCCAGCAGTCTGCTTGGCATCTGGCTGTGGCTGGTGCGGCCGCGGTTGCGGGCGCTGGACGAGCTGCTCGATCTATGAAAAACATGAGCTTTGCCCTGACCACCGCCCAGGTGCTGGCTGGCACTAAGGACGTAACGCGTCGCATGGGCTGGTTGAACCTGAAGGCAGGCGACCTCTTCCAGCCAGTTGAAAAGGGCATGGGCCTGAAAAAGGGCGAGACCGTTCATAAGCTGTGCGAGCCTGTGCGAACCCTGATCACACGCCGCGAGCCACTGGCAACCATGGCCGAAAAGGACAGGTACGGCTGGCGCGAGACTCGCCGTGAAGGTTTCTCCGGCATGTCGCCTGATGATTTCATAGACATGTTCTGCAGCACCCACAAGGGCTGTCTGCCAGGCACGATCATCACGCGCATCGAGTTCAGCTATGACCTGCTGGAAGGCTGGCTGCCGATGACCAGCGCGCCGCGCGACGGCACCGAGATCGAGCTGCTCCTGCGCCATACCTCCTGGCATTACGCCAAAGGCGCCGATCGGGATCAGTGGCAGCAAGCGGTGCGCGCCCGCTGGATCGACTTCAATGGCGGCGGCTGGACCTGGCGCGGCGTGTGCGGCAGGGAACTCGCATGGAGGCCTGTCGCGTGATCACCGCCGCCGACTTCCACCGCGTCCGCGCGCTCCTGGGCGAGCAGGCCGAGGATGACATCGCATGGGCGGAGGGGCTGCGCCCAGCGATCGCGATTGGCTTAGCCCTTCAGGTCCCAGCGCATCTTCACCTGCAGCAGCGCCAGGCCAATCTCGATTTGGAACCCCGTGGCATGCCTGAAATGCATATCCCAATTGGCGCCACCCTTTTCGGGATTGCGTTCCGTCGGCACCGGCAACGGCACCTCCAAAGCGGAAGGCCAATAGGTAGTCTGGTTCAACAGACGATGCACCTCGGCGCGGATCTCCGCAGAAGTGTGCTGCTCTCTTCTTACCATTGTGTTCAGCCCGCCGTAGCGAGCAGTATAAAACTTGTGATTGATGGGCCTAAGGCCAGGAAGAACGAGCGGGCGCAGATTCACATCGGCGCCGCCGAGCTCAAATGGAGCGACGAGGATTATCGCTCGCTGCGCGACAGGATTCCCACGGTCTTTGTGCGCGGGAAGGACAAGCGGTGACCGACATGCGCAAACACGCCGTCATCAGCGCCTGCGGCAAGTTCCGCTACCGGCTCTGGCGCAAGTGGGGAGAAGGCTCGCCGCTGCTGTTCGTCATGCTCAACCCGAGCACGGCCGATGCCTCGGTAGATGACGCCACCATCCGGCGCTGCGTGAAGTTCGCGCAGGCCCACGACTTCGGCGAGCTCGAGGTGGTGAATCTCTTCGCCTATCGGGCCACGGACCCGCGGGACCTGCGCCGCGCCGGCTACCCGATCGGGCCTGACAACGATGAACACATCTGCGCGGCCGTAAACGAGAGCACCGCGGTGTGCCTGGCCTGGGGCTCCAACGTAGCCGGCCTGGAGCGGCCCCAGATCGTGCTGCCGAAGCTGCGCGCCATGGGCGTGAAGCTGCAGTGCCTGCGCATCACTCGCAGCGGCTATCCGCAGCACCCGCTGATGCTTCCGTCCAGCTGCAGGCTGATGCCGTTCGACAGCGACACGATTCAAGCGGCTATGCACGGAGCTGCGGCGTGATCACCGCCGCCGACTTCCGCCAGATCCGGGCACTGCTGGGCGAGCAGGCCGAGGCCGATATCGCCTGGGCCCAGGACCTGCAGGAGCCCACCGACCCCGGCGAGTTCGCCCGCGAAACCATCTTCGTGATCTGCAACAGCGGCATGAAGAACACCGTGGCGCGCGGGATCTATGAGCGCTGCATCGACGCGATCACCAGGCGCCGCCCGGTGCGCGAAGTATTCGGCCACGCTGGCAAGGCCGATGCGATCGAGAAGATCTGGCGCGATCGAT